CTCTTTCATGATGTTTTTTGGCAGCATTATACTGTTCCTGAAGATTTTGTTCTTCTTTTTGACCAATTTCTTCTGCTCCACTTCCAGTATAACGCATTTGCTCTTCCATCTGACCAGCGATAGCAGTAGCTTTGCGTTGATCCGCAAATCTCTTTTCACGTTCGAAAACCTGTTCAATTTTTTCTTTTACTTGATTCAAACGATCAATTCTACTTTGAGTATGTTCCTGATCAGCTTTCTCTTTGGCTTGAATAGTTTCTCTGAACCACTCAACCTCATCAGAATTTTCGCCATATTGTTTCTTGACTTCCTGAAGATTTTCTCCTAACAAATCTTTTACTTTTTGAAGCTCGTTCTTCCTGATTTCCAGAATTTCTTTGGAAGCCCGCTCTTGTGCTTTTGTACGTTCAACAGCAGCTACTTCCTCATTCATCTCACCTTTTACAACTTGTTCTTTAATCAATGCTTCACGCTGCTTTAACTCATTCTTTACAACTTCAATATTTCGCTCTGCACCCTTTTCAAGGATTTCATATCTGCGCTCAATCTGATCGGATTCAAGTTCAGCAACTTCATTCTGGGCTTCAAGAAGTTTATTCTTTAACTGTCGAATTAATTGATCACTAGCATTCTCTTGTTTAGCAGTTTCTAAAATATTTTGATACAGTTTAACATGAGTTTTTTGAATTTGCTCTTGATATGTGAGCAAATCCATTGAACCCTCTTTGAATTTGAGTTTAGCTCTTTCCATCGAATTGGAAAGATTTTCCTCAAATTTGTTCATCTGAGCTTTGAGAGGTATATCAGTTTGAGTTTTTTGATATTGATCTTTGAGATCCTTCAAAGCAACTTGTAACTGTTGATACTTCCGGAGAACTTCCTCATCTACTGCACCTAATGAACCAGGTCTGCGTTGAATTTTTTGAATTTCCTCTCTAAAAACTCTGAGTTGTTCCTTAGTATCTTCAATCTTCTGTTCGAGTTCATCTTTGGCAAAAGGAAGGAATTTTTCCACATCTTCTACACGACCCTCTTTAGCCATTTTCTCAATAGAATCAGTTATATCCTGTGAAGCTTCCTCAACAACCTCTGCTGATTTAAGCATGTCCATGGTTTCTTTCGCAGTTTTTTTGGAAGCTCTTTCCCATAGCTTTCCTGCTTCTTCAGAAGCTGCTTTTGTTTTATTTTTAAACTCCTCTAATTTTTTCGTAGCTTCATCACTAGCAATGTCTAATTCAAGCTTTCCTTTTTCCCAACTCTCACTGAAATCAACAACATCCCATATATTAGGAAATATATTCCAAGCTCCGCCTGGTTTTGCAAGTGACGCTATTTTATTTCTGAGACCATCCCAAAAACTTTCGGCAGCTTTTTCTCCAGCCCTTAGAAAAACATCTTCGATAGATGGTATAAAATTTATTATTGAATTTACAGCACTTTCAATTCCTTCTTCTGCTATAGCTAAAAAAGCTTTCTTTACAGTCATCTCCGTTTGTCTTGCAACTCTTCGTGCTTCCTGCAACCACTGAACAAATTTAATAACAGCTTCCACAATAAGATAATATCCTGTCATTCTGAATAGACCTACAGTTGCAGCTTTAAGACGAGCCGTCCATGTTGTAGCTAACTTCACGTTGTTTGCATATTGTAATACTGCTGCTCCTATGTGACTAAAAACTTTAGCTACACCCAACCCGATTATAGCTTTAATTGGAACAAGCAAGTAATCCCAAGCTTGATACAAAGCATAAATAGCTTGATACAGCAATTGTCCTGCTCCATACAGAGTATGGAATAAACTAATTGTCATTTCCATAGCAGGAACAATTGTTCCTTTAAATACATTGCCTTGTTTAGCTAATCCCAATAATTGATCAGCAAAATCACTAACTATATGACTCGCTTCAGTTGCAGCAACAATGAATTGACGTTTTAATACAAGCCAAAGTCCTTGAATCTTATTCCATAAGTTGTCAGCACTATTCACCATATCTTCAGACATAGTGATTTCGAATTCTTTCATTGCGTTTCTTGCTTTCTCAACATTTCCAACAAGATTTATCAAATTAGAAGCAGGACCTTCTCCAAATATATCTTCCGCAAGAGAAAGTTGTTTTGCACTATTGTCAACTTCATCTAATCGCTGCATCACAAGTTCAAACATTTCCTCAGTATCATTACCTCTCTTCACGAGAGTTTCAAATTCAATACCGAGTTCATCAAAAGCTTCTTTTGCTTTTTTCTTACCTTTTATAGCATCAAATACAGAAGTGTTAAGTTCTTCCATCGCCTCTTGCATGTCTCTTACTGCAATTCCTGTAGTCGTTGCTGTCGCTTGAAGCTCTTGTAATGATTGTACACTCATATTGAGTTTTTCAGCATTTTCTTTTAAATCAGCAGCAAGCTTTGTAGCCCAGGTAGCAAGACCCGCATATGCAGCGGTCACAAGAGCGATAACACCAGGAACCATTATAAGTAATTGTACTTGTTTTAAAAGACCAGCAGAAAATCTACTATAACCTCGTAAACCTGATTTAATTATGTCAAAAAAGGATTCAAACGCATCAGTAGCAGAATCAGTTTTCTTGGTTTGTTCAGCAAATTTCCTAGATACATTACTAATTCTACTACCCAAATCTCCATATGTTTCTTCAGTTACCAGTCCTTTTTTCCTTAAATCTTCCAAAGGACGACTTAAAGAATTTATATCTTGTTTCACTTTTCCAACTTGTACTTCAGGAATAAGAGTAAAATCTCTTTCTTCAAATGCTTCCAACTTTGCCATGAAATCATCATAGGCATTGTCAGTTTCTTGAGTTTCTGATCTTATCTTAGAAAGACGAAAAGCAAATGCATCAAAAGCTTCATCAGGAATACTACCACGCAAATTCTTTAACTTTGTTTCCGCTGAAGTAAGACTTTTATTGAACAAACGAAGCTGTTCTTGATCACCGATTTTTACTTTTCTTTCATTAAGATCATTAATAACATCATTTAATTCTTGAACCGCTTCAGTTCTCTTTTTAGTTCTCTTTTGAGAATCAGTTTGTTGCTTGGCTTGTTCTTTGGCTCTAGCTGTTACTGTTTGATGGGCTTTTTCCAATTCAAGAAGATTACTTCTTAATTCTTCAGTTTCAACGCCATAAGTAGCAAAACCACCTTCAAGTCTCTTCATCTCTCTACGCAGACTTGCTACATCATCTTTGTACTTCTCAAATTCACCAGGAGTCATTTTCCCAATTTGTTTGGACTTTTTTTGAAGGCGGGACATCTCATTGACAAGATTTGCAAGAGACATTTGATATTCATGAGCATCTAACTCACCTTTTTCAAATGTCTTTCCAACTTTGTCAAAATTCTTTAAGCTTTCTTGCAGACTCAGTATTCGTTTTTCATACGCATCAAAGCTCTCAATGTCTTCAGAAGACAAATGTTCCATCTTACGCAATCGCTTGAGTTCACTTTGAAGCTCTTTCAACCTGTTCTGATACTGCGTTATGTCTTTGGTATCCTTAAATGTTGTAAAATCAACAGCTTCAAACTCTCTCAACGATTCTTTAAAGGAAGCAACTCGATTTTCAGTTTCAGTGAACTTTTTAGTCATTGCATCAATTTGAGCATCATCAATGTCCAGAGCTTGTTTTGCTTCCTCACTTAATTCTCTAAATCCGTGCTTAGTAGTCTTCAATTGCTTATGAAGTTCAAGAACACCAATCTTACTGATATCAATTCTATCCGCAAATTTTTCAAGTGTTTCTTGTCCTTCACGAATTGATCTTGTTTCAGCAAGGGATTTATACAAACTGACAACTTGATCTGTCATCTCCCTAGCAGACTTTTTCGCTTTTGCCTCAGCTTCGACAGTCTCTCCAAGTTGACCTTTGTATTTTTCATACAGTCTATTTCTCAGTTCAAGACTTTTTCTTTCTTTATCACTCGATCCATCAATTCCTGTTTCAGCCATTCTCTTTCGTGCTTCAACAACATCCTTGGCAGCTTGCTTACTACTCAGTCCCATTCTTTTGTACATGTCTTCAGAAGCTTCAGTTACTTCTCCCATAGAAGCAATCATTCGTTTCGAAGATACATCTACATCTTCAGAAAGCCTTTTAATGTCCTTTCCAAGCTGAATCTCACCGGCACCTTGACTTTTTCGCAGACGTGCGGCAGCAATCTGTAGCTGATACATCTTGTTACGAAGCCTGCTCAAATCTCTGAGTAATCTATCAGAGACATCTCCTGCTATTTGTACCCAAAGTCCTCCTCTACTTGGCATAGAGACTCCTTAATTTCCAACAATGTTTCCTTCTGAAACCCATTGTTTATGCTTTCCCATCATTTCTTTAGTCATTCTTTCCTTTTCTTCTTCACTACAATTGTCATATTCATCAGGATCTCTAAATATCGGGAGATCCTGTTGTTTTTGCTGTTCCTCCAATTTATCTGAAGTTGAATCAGAAGAATTATTTTGACTCAACTTATCTAAATCAAATCCTTGTAACGCAGCATAAAACTTGTACTCCTGATTCTTATTTTCAAGAACGTGTTCATACATTAAATAAGCTTGATAAAGATGCACTCCTCCCTCATAATATCGCTTTCCGTAGAAATCATTCAGCTTATATTGAGGAAAATTTTGCATTATAGTTAGAATGACCTGATCATGAGAGATTTTTTCTTTGTTTTCTACTGACTCTACTTCGTCAGTCCCTGTGCTCTCATGATCAGGTCCTTGAAGTTTTTTAGTAAGCCCTCATAATTCACTTCAAAAAGTATGTTTGCAATTTCATAAAATTGATTATTTGTAAGCTCATCAAGTGTTGGACGTTCTTCCTCAGTAGTCACATAAGCTAATATCTTTATGAGATTTTCAGATAGAAGTTTTTTCATAAATTGAAGTGCATCCTCATTAGTGATTGAATTAAAATCCACTCCACTTCCCATTTCACTAATTACTTGAGCGAGGTCTTCGGTGAGTTGAAATTGATCTGTCATTGAGAGAGGATAAATTTTGACTTCACGAAGTTCTTTAATTCCAACATTGATATTTTTAATATCAGGATTCAAAGTTCTGCCGTCATTGTTGCTCATAACATTCTCCTTTTAAGATTGTATTTTATTTTTCTCGAATGAGATTGTTTGTTTCTTCCAATGAAGATTGTGAAAGATGTGCAGCTTGACTAAATTCAATCAAGCTGCACATCCTACAAGAGGAGGAACACTATGACGAAGTGTGTTTACATTGTAATTTTTTCAATTACATACTGTCAACTCTTCTCCATAATATTCCTTAGTCGAAGTAGATCCTGCCCAAGGGAGAACCATCCCAAATAGCATCACCACCACTTACACCACTATCTGCACGTTTCGCCTCGATAGTAATCGGAACATTAGCATTATCTTCAGCATTGAAACTCAATTCCATGCTTGAAGTAACCTGTGATCTCGGAAAAATAATGTACATATGATTACTTTTGTTCGGATACGTATAGATAGCTTCCATGCGTACATAATCAGGTGCTTTAATAGTACCCAATGCAATTTCACCACTATGTGCATCATCATATCCTGTACTTGCATCAAGACCACGTGCATACGCAAGATTTCTAGGATGCATTTCCTTAAATTCACAATCCAACTGAGCAGTTTCACTAAGAGGAAGAGTCAAGTCTTCCAATTGAGGAAAACCAGAAGTCAGTTTCCAATACTCAACATTAGAAGTAAAATTTGTACTATTCAAAGCACCAAGAGAATCATCAGATTCATCAAGTATCTGAGTTTTTTCACTTATGTTGCTTGAACTAGATCCAACCAAAATCTTGGCTAAACCAAGAGCAATAGTCGAAGTATCTTTCGTTACAGGTCCTGTACGTGTAGCCATGTTAAAACCTCCTATTAATATTTCTTTTTATATTATGTATCAAATTCAGTTACCAAAACTTTCCTAGACGGACTGTATTGTGAAGGAAATTTTATTATCACTAATTTGGTGGAAAAAAGTCAAACTGATTCCAAGCACGACATTTTTCCCTAAAACAACGGACTCTAATGCTTCCAAATATCTCCATTTCTACTACATTAGTCCCGCTTTCATTACGTCCAAACTTAAACACAAAAAGTCCGTTAGGTTTTCTGCGTAAAAGCTTCTTTCCACAATATGCACATTTATACCAACTTCCCTGTGGTTCTTCACTATTTGTACTCATATATCATCAACTCCAAACGGATCCCCATCTTAAAGCACATTGAATATATATCATTTTTGATTGATCTGAATTGTAATTAGTACTGCTTTGACTATCTACAAAGACAGACAGTGCACCAATTTTATTCCATTCTGCATCATAAAGATCAATACTTCCTGGATACAGAAGCTCAAGTACTGTGTCTCTTAACTCTGCAAGTTCAATTCCTTCTCTATCTTGTTTACTAAAAAGAAATAAAGTCATTACTGCATCACTAACATGTGCCGGTGTCGGAGCTTCAACCATTATATTTACCCATTGATCAGGTGCAGAATCAGTTGGCGATGTTATTATTCTATCAAAATGAACAGGGATAGTTGAATTGAGATTATCAATAAAATATTTACGAATAGATCGCCAGACATTAGCTTCTTTTAAACTTTCATCCATAAATTACTCTCCACTCTCATTTTGATAAAAATATTGTATCAATTCCTGAATCATTGGATAAAGATTGTTATTTAAGAAATCAACTCTTTCAGCTAGTTCTGGTTCCTGTTCGGAATTATATGCAATATCTATATGAGCAAGTAAGTCACGCAAATAAACAATTTCTTTGAGTGAAAAATCCATCTCTATGTGTACATCTCTATGTTCTACATTCAATACCTTCATTTAGTACCCCGTTCCATACATTCTGTTCATATATTCCATAAAATCCTGCCATCTTTCCTCATGTTCATTCCAAACTTCATTGTACATATTAACATATGCATTTAAATTTTTATCAAACTGATTCGCAACACCCTTTCTCATATCTGCTGTTACACCAGGAATAGTTGTTTCTCTAACTGGTTTATCTAAATCAGCAGTTTTCGGAGTTTTTCTTCCCACTTCAGAAAGCGGAGAATATGATTCAATTTCTTCAGGAGCACTACCTGAAGCTCGTGTTAATTGAAATCCTTGTTCTCCTCCAAAAAACTCAGGACTTTCATCACTTAAATAGTCTTCAGCATCAAACTGAGGAATATAAGCAGCCATTCTAGCAATATTTGTACTGAGTGCTGCTTTTATTTCCGCATCTACTGTTTCAGCAACATGATCTGGTGCTTTATCATTGGTCCAACGATTAAATGTAGTCATCATAAATGGTCTTGGAGGCTGATGACTTCTTGGACCACGCTTATATCCATGTTCCAACAAGGTAGCATACTTCCAAACTTCTTGAATATTTCCAAGCCCATCTCTATTTACTACCCCACGAGGAATTCCAACTCTGAACTTACTGTATCCTTGATCCATGATAGAAATGCTTTCAACAAGTGTTCTAGAAGCAATTCCAATCTTATTTGGATCATATCCTAATCTTGCTTTTTTAAGTTTATATCTATCTGAAAGATCAATCATTCCTCTGAATGCTCTACCACTATAAATATCTTGACGTAGATAATTAGCAAAATCCGCTGCCATTTTCTTGGTCAATTTTCCACCTGTTTGTTCTCCTTTACCTCCAAGCCATCTAGTCCAGATTTTTTCTAAACTTTCAATGCTTTCTTCCATGGCTTTAGCATCTCTGGCAATTTTTCCAAATTCTTGCCAACCGAGATCAAGCATTGAAGCACTTTTAACAGCCATGATTACTCCCTATTATCCAAGCTAAGACTACAGATTTTTAGTCCTGGAAGTCTGTCTGGTTCAACTAAATCTACTCTATAAGCTTCTCCATTTACAAGACATCGGTGTTCTTGCTCAATTGGAAGATCAATAGAGGCAAACAAACTTCTCGTCTTTGAATAAATACGTGCATATCTTTCATCATTGATATTTTGTTCAGACAAAGTTCCAGTAAATAAAGCATGCTCTCCAGAAAACACAGGATTCCAAACAGTTTCCATTACATAATCAGAATTGCGTTCTCCACTTTTTTCTTGAACTTCAATTGTTGTGTTACATTTATAAAGAACACCTTCCTTCACTACAACTGATGCCTCAAAAATTTCAGTATCAAGCGTAGCTAATAAATAGTTTTCATTAGTTGCTTGAAAAGTGATCTTATCTCCCGGCTTCGCTGTAGAACTATATGGAAGATCACATTCTATAAAAAAGGAACTATCAAAAGGGGTTGTCGCACGCACATCTCTGTTATAATCAATATGTTCCTCATTAGAAGTTTGAGTATTATGATCATACACAACAACTAGAGGTCCGAGTTCATTTATAACCTGTTCTATATCTTCTGAAATAGCCATTTAAATAATCCTATTAATAGCTGATCTCAACATGTTTCCATGCTTTTCCTTTATTAATTTGATGAATAACATGTTTTCCAACACCAAATGAAGCAGCTATGTCTTTTTGTTTCTTATTGTCCAAAAGCTGTTTCTTAATCTCAACAACTTGATCTCTAGTCAATAAAGCCCTACCATTCCGCTCTCCAGCATGTTTACTGATCTTTTTGCGTTTTCTAATTCTAGGCCAAGGAATATGTTTCCAACTTTTATTTTCACTAATTGCTCCTATTACACCCATTCCAACATTGAACTTATTTGTAATTTCACGCATTGTATAATCATTCAATATGAACCACTTTATTCTACGAACTTGTTGATCAGTTAATTGTGCTTGAGAATGGCTTTCACCTTTCTTATCTCCTCCATTGGATCTATTCTTATTTGCCATATCTTTCATGTTATCATCTTGTGTTCCAACAAACAAATGATTCGGATTTATACAAGCTTTGTTATCACATGTATGACAAACAAACATATTTGATGGTATTTGACCTTTCCAAATTTTATAAGCAACGCGGTGTGCAGGATGTGGTTTTTTATTTACTGCAATACATCCATAACCAAAATTTGATGTCTTTCCTCTTTGCCATATCCAACATCCATTTGAATCTTCAACACTATTAAGTCTCAGCTTTTCTTCAATTGTCCTACCTAATAATCTTGATGCCATAAAATCATTCTCCTAATGATTACTCCCATTAAAAAGTAAAAGAGAAAGCAAGGGGAGAAGTCTTGCCTTTTCGGGAGCTACCCTATCCCTTTTACTAACATATCAATAAGGTATATACCGTTCACGATAACCATCATTATCAATCCCAAGATCATGTAATATTCTGGAAACGTCATTTCCGAACTGGTCCCAAATTATCCCATTCCCAATACTCAGGCCAAAAGTATTTTCTAAAGAAATATCAAGCAATACAGGATCAGAATTGAGTGCTTTCTCAAAATCTTGATCTAATTTCTCTATCATTGTTTCATAATGTTCAAATCGCTGTCCTAAACTCATTTGTTTGTATTTGAATCTATGAGCAGAAACAACACGCAATAGATCAAGTGCATGTCGTTTTCCTCTCTGAGTACACCAAAACTCTTTCTTGCGATCAGAAATTGGATAACCCCAATCAAGTTCATTAAGAGCTTGGGTAGCTGCAAACTCAAATTCCTCAGGCTCTAATAAACTTGACGAAGAACCCAATGACTTTTTAATCACATCAATAAATTCACCAGAATTACTAATAGACATAGAGACGCCTCTCTACTTACTTGTTTTTGATCTTCGGGACTTTTTACTGTATTTTCCATATTTTGAGGAAGTAGATTCTCCTTTCGTTTCTTCTTCGTCTGAAGATTGTTCAAGATTAATGCTATCAGAATCATCACTCAAAGTATTCACTTCTTCTTGATTGCTTAAAGAAGCCTGTTTTTGTTTTAAAGCTGGAGAGTCTTCTTGTAGAATTTCAACTGTTCTAGTTCTTCTACCTCTATTCCTAGCTATTTCCACTTCCCTATACAATGCATCAGGAAGTGTTCTTTGAGAATCATCATATATTCCAGCATTCAAAATCTTATCATCAGTTTTGAGATTGACTAATAATTTTATTTTCATAAACTGTTCCTTTATAATTGTTTTTATTTGTTTTGAAAGGAAGCAAACAGTTGATTAAGAATTCATCAACCTAGCTTCCTTTCAAAGATTTATTAACCGACTGTGATAGTGTACAGAGCATCAGGGTGATAGATAACGGGAAGACCCTTGTTTTGAACCCTCATCCAAATTCCTTCAGGATCCCACTCAGGATTCGAATCAGCATACATACCGAAGTGACGATCATTCCCAAAAGGAGCTTCCATAAACTCTGCAATCTTTTCATCATCAATTGTACGAGCGAACATTCCAACTGTCAGATTACTGATGAATTTCTTTCTCATAACCAAACGAGCGTGATTAGCGGCATACGCATTGTTTGTCGAACCGCTCAAAGTAACTGTGTTGTTAGAAATACTAACAGAATCAATAGTTACCTTTTCATAGTCATAAGGAGTTCTCAGATCATAGATTCGAGCTTCTTCTCCTGCTTCAAGATCAGTAGCGTCATCTACATTGATAGTACTAGCACCGGAAGAAACATCCTGAGTGATCCAAGTAGAAACTTCAAAGACATCATCATATACAGTCAGATTGCCCATTCCAAGCAGATTGCCAATTACTTGTTGCGGTCTTGCAAACAAGTCACCGTCACCAAAACTTGACTTCTTGAGCAAATCCTGAATGTCTGTGCTGAACATCAGAATCTTGAGAATATGACTGTTGATGAAAAAGTCAGTCGGATTAACTCCTACATCATCAACAAAATCCTCTTTTGCTTCGTAGATGTCTTTGATCGGAGTTGCACTAGAACCAGGTTTTCCAGTTCCATCGTCCCAAACATTATCACCAGTCAAAGTGACTTTGTGATGAGACGGAACACCATAATCAACAGTAAACTTAGATCCTCCTTCACGCTGATAAGTGAGCTTATGATCAAACAAAGCTTTTGCGATCATCCACTCACGCCTACGAGCGCAACGATTCCTCAATCTTTTCTGCTGACGACCCAACTGTCGTTGAGCAGTTTCCCTCTGTGCTTTAGAAAGAGGTTCTCTCAGATTATTCAATCTAGTTTCATCCAAGAAAACTTTCTCTTTCCAGTAAGCAGCAGCGGCGCTGCCCTCACTATACATTCCTTCATCGCCCATAGTAGGTGCAGGTGCACCAGGAGCAACGAAAGGAGTCATACCAGCAGTTCCATATTCCAATATCCAACGAATCTGATCAGACTCATACTGAACAGTATTGAACATATTTGTAAAAACAAGATTAGAAGGTGCTGGCATCTTCTGTATTGTTTTATTTAGCGTTTCATGATGCAATTCTGCGGGAATACCTTTCATATCGTAAACCTCCTGTTATTTATATTTTATCTCTACTTTATCACGTAATAAGCGCCGTCTTCGCTTACATTTCCAAAATTTGTCATGGCAGTAGCATCCATTCCAACAATAGAACCTTTATAGATAATTGCGTTAGAAAGTAGTACAGCGCCAAGACCGCCTTTTGCATATTGACCTGCTCCGGTATCTACTTCCATATCCAAGATATACTTGGCAACGGAACGCTTACCAGAAGCAGCATCCTCAGCTTTGAGATAGCAGTTTGCAGAATTTGCAACTGTAAAAGATCCTGTTGTTGCACCAGTCAATGTAACAGTTGCTTTGTAGTTAGAGCTTGTGCGATCAATGCTATCAATAGTAGCTGCTTCACCGCCTGTATCAGTATCAGTCAGAATGATAGTTTCGCCGCTTGCAATCTTGTAGGATTCAAGCAATTCTACATCAAAGCTACTCGCAGCATCACAATCATTCAACAGAAATACTCTGCTCGGATCCTGTTCGGAAATAGTGTCCGGAGTATATGGAACCAAATCTCCAGTATTGAAATCTTCAGCCAGAACAGTTCCAATGGGCAAGCATCCATAACCGGACCTGAATGTCTTGTCCAACAGCAAAGCTACTTCACGTGGACTTTTATACAATCTTTTATAGATTGCAGTATGATAGCCAGTAATAGTCTGCTGAGGAATTACTCCTCCTAAGCCAGCACTGGTCCTATCAATTCCAGGATATAATGTCTTATCGTCTTTGTAACCAGGTATCATATTTATAACCTCCTAAAAAATAAATTTGTTTATTGTGTTTTTTCTTCACCAACAGCCAGTTTTACAAGATGATTAGACAAATCTTCATGTTTCTTATCTTCATCTTCATAGCTGTCATCATCTGTATTGCTGAATCCAAGAACACTATTGCTCTGAGAGAATTCACCAAGAGTGTCAGTCCAATCCTTGATTTCAGCTTTGACTTGCTCAGTAAAGTTTTCTATCTGCAAAGCAGGACCATCGTCATTCTGCTCAACAAAATCGTTGAAATTGATTTGCTTGCGAACTTTGTCATGCAGTCTTTCAGGAATTTCACTTACTTGTAGATGCTCACTAACAATATTGTCAGCAGAATTCTTCACATCTTGTTCTTTGCGAAGCTGTTCAGCTTTTTCAAGTTTTGCGATCCTATCTTCACTCTGTTGAACACTTTGTTCAAGTTTACTCTTTTCGGTAGTCAAATCCTGAATCTGCTTGTCTTTTTCAGCAAATTGATTCTGAATCTCTGCATAAAGATCCGGGTAATTGTCTTTAAGTTCTTCAAATGTCATACTTTTATTACCTCCATCATTTTTTTGTTCTTCATAATTGTCTGAAAAATCTTCATGATCGTTTTCATTTTCTTCCTCATTGTTTACACAATCAACTTCAACTTCTTCAAGTTCATCTTCAGAAAAAGAAGCTACACTTGTTTTTTCATCGACTCCAAAGACACAGACAGAAGCTTCCCTAAACTCAGCAGCACGAATAACAACTCCTGGTCCTTTTACAGTAGTTCCGTTCACTTCTGTCTTCTGTCCTTCAGCCAATTCTTCAGTAGTCAAAGGGCGAATAGAAACTGAGGACTGATAAGGAAATCCTAAATCCAAATTAGACTTGAACTCTCGTGCTGCGTCATTTTCAAGCACAGTCACTTTTCCAAAATTAATTTGGTTGTTATCTACAGATGGTTTGCCGCTAGCAACTCCAATCTTCTTAGAACGATCATGTTCTTCAAGAATTGGAATTCTTCTTTGCTTGAACTTCACACCAGAAACATCAATCGCCATATTTCCAAATAAAGGATGCTTCATGACACCACCGGAGTAAGCAAGCATGGTAAAATAAGAATTCCCATCATCATCAGAAGCGAGTTCAATGAACTGATCATCTTCTGAAAGACGAATTCCTTTCTTAGGAATCTTCATTTTTGTTTTCGACATGCTTTGACCTCCTTCACTTTGATTAGAATTACCAACTTTTGAATTGGCAACTCTTATTGCTTTTCCTTCACAATCTCTTTGTTTGCCTCCATTATCGAGGCACTGTTTCAAAACTGAATTTGCTATTTTTACCCATTTCTCTTTTTGTTGATCAGTAAGTCCTTTTTTGTGTTTTGATACATCTGATTTACTCCAAATACAATTGATAGTCATAATTCTCCCTATTTGTTAAAGTCTAACAACTTTCCAATCACTATGCAAACAAGACTATTTTTGTTCACTAGTTTTTTTACCTGGCGGTTCAGCTTCTCGTTGTTCTTGTTCACTTTCCTGATCAACTCCAGATAAAGTCTCAGGATAAATTTCATCTTCCATTGCTCGTTGTTTCCTGAGTGTTGGATAGTTATTGAATCCAAGTCTTTTTGCAATCTCAGAATTGGGAATACCCAAAACATCTCCAACAGAACCATGTTTTGTTCCAAGCATTGCTCTAGCTGTAGCTTCAATGTCCTCAAGTCTCGATACAGGCAAACACACATCAATAAACTTGTAAGCAGGTCTCATTACTTTCTCTTTTACAGGTTCTCCCTCTTCAAATCTAGTAACTTCTTCAATCTCACGCTTATAACTAAAGTCGGACTTCGCTGCTGATCTCAAATACAGAATTGGTCTCCAAAAACTATAAAGCAAGAACATCTTGAAATAGTGAAGTTCGTCATTGATTCTGTCTCCTTGCGGTCCTTGAGACGCTTTTACAGAAGCATAAGAACTTCTGTAATCTCCAAGCATTGTATCCTGCGGTTTCTGTAATCCTGAACTTACCATCTGCATGATGTCATTGTCCTGATCAGAAATCGCAGAAAGTTTTGGATTCTGTACTTGCAAGCTCATTCCTGGAGGTAGAACTAATGTTCCGCCAGGATCTTTTGGCTGCATAATACCTGTTGCCTTTCTTTGAGCCTCATCCATTTGCAACCAACGTCTAAACGCTTGCGGATCTTCCATAGTTATGACCCATAAGTAAGCTCCACTGGACTTTTTGTGATCAATTTCATACTTCTTCAGACTTTCATAGTAATTGACCCATTCAATTGTAGTCTTTATGTGACTCACATTTCTGCGAGTCATAAACCCTTTATTCCAATGAACAATGAATCTATAGTATCCATTGAACTTTCCATAAGGGGTTTTGTTTTTGTTTCGATTGCTGGCTTTCGCAAATTTTGTCTTTTTTGAATCGTAATCAGAATGCTTCTTGGCTTCTTCTTCAAGATTTGGAAAATATGCTATATTCACAGACGGAATAAGTGCTTCTTCAGTCTCTTTGAGTTCGTCATTTTTCTTGCTTGTAAATTGAACATTATAAAACAACGGGAAATTCTGTTTAGTTGGATGAAAAAGTATTCCAGAATTATCATCTCCAGCACCACCAACTGAACTTGGAGAAATGAAATCAACTTCTATAAAACCATCCTCATGCATAGTAAACATTAAAAACAGTTCACCTTCTGTTTCGGTTCTCGCAATAAACTTTGGAAAATTCTGATAAAGATCGTTTCTAGGATCTTCCATTATATCATCAATAGCTCTCTGCAAGTCAGGAAGTGCTGAAGTGAACTCAAATCCCCAACCTGCCATGCGTCCCATGACATCACGAACATGAGAATTTATCTGAGGATTTTCCTCAGCTTTCTGTCTGCATACTTTCTGTGCTTGATGCAGATTCAACAGATTTCCTTCTTCTAGTGTCGGAAATCCATCTGCATCATACTGTGGTTTTGTCGAAGTAGAAGAATTGAAAACTGGAATAGAAAGCTGTGTCAGTGCTTCATCAGATAAAGTTCTCAATTCTTGTGCTACATTCTCATCTGCAATAGATAGAGATTGAAATTCCTCATTATTTTCTTCTGTCATAGATTAACTCCCTACAAATTGTAAGTTGCATAATTGTCTTTTCCAGGAACATAAAATCCAAAAACAGCACTGCTTTCTCTCTGTCTAAATTCATTGACTCCATACTCTCTTCCTCCATAAACAGCCCAACCAAGAGAAAATACTGAGTCGTCCTGGATTCCTCCTTGTTCATTCTTTTGTGGCGAACCGTACCATTTTGATTGAGGATGATAGTCAAAAAAGTTTAGTTCTTCATACAGAATATTTTCTCCAGTGTTTCCAGGAATAGCTATAACAGGAGATTTGAGCCTGCTGTGACGTATTGCTAAGTATAATTCAGTAAAAGCTTTCTTTTGCATATCATAACTTGGATGTACTGCTTCAAAATCAATCTCCAATTCTTCACACCAAGGGGCTAAGTCCCAAGCTCCCCAACGCTCCGAACAGAGAGTATCAATTCCATCAAATTCTGAATAAGCTTCCTTCAATTCTTTTTTGATTCCTTCAAGAGTAGCGTCCTCAATCCAAGCCAAATGAAGTAAGAAATAAATATACTCTGGAATGTCACTATCCCTAAATATTATATTATTGTTTGATCTACTTCCTGTCAAACCCTTAGCTACAACAGTCACTATTGTACGTGCAAGAGGGTTTTTTGCCATCGGATCTGATCTGTCAATTCCCGCATGAATGCTCCAATTAGTATCGTAAATATCACTCAATCTTTTCAGATCATCATTATCTGCTGGCTTTGGAAGAGTATGATTAGTCAATGTATAGATATTGTCAGTTGGAACAAGTTTGTTTTCAAGTGCAGTAATCTTTTCTCTCGTACTTTGTTTTTCTTCTTTCGCTTCTGTCTTTTTTCTTTTCCTTGCTCTCTTGTTCTTTCTTCCGTCTTTTTCATCAGACTTAACTTGCAACTCTTGTATCTCATTACAATGTTCAAGCACTGTGCCATCGTCAATACGCATTGAGTCAGTCTGATCCTTGAAGCCAATATAGAAGATCGACTTAACTACAGGCTCTGGAAACAATTTTCCAGAATCAAGTTCCCAAACATTTCTGAAGTATCTATCAAAATCAGCGGGAGGAAATTTGTGCATATATGAATTAAGTTGTGCATCGTCCATCAATGGATGCCAGAATTCGTCAGAAGTTCCATTCGGGGCCGATCTGTAATGAAAGAATGTCAAAGGATCTGCACCACTCATATATGTTTTATACAGTCTATACAGAACGTGATCTTTAGTAGAGACTGTACTGTCGATAGTTCCAAGTGCATTTACAACAGTACGAGTGCTTCCATCAAGCTGAGTAAAAAATTTAGGATCTTTCAGATCAAACATTTCAGAAAAAGTATATCCAGTAATGTTGGAGACAATTCCACTGTAACTTGAAATAGGCTGAAAAGAACTCACTATATCACCCTTAGAATTCTTCAGAAACGTACTCTTAGCTTGTACATTCGATCTTCCAATCACATTCAGAAGTTTTGGACTATTCAGAATAACAGTCTGAATCATATCGTAGTGAACAAATCTTGTCTGATCTTTACTTAGTGCTCCAAACACGATTAACTGTCTTGGAAAACAAAAGAACTTCCATAGCTGAATCAGACACACAACTAATGATTTTCCCTCTCCTCTTGGCCAGCAGAATATAATTGATCTGTATTTGAATTGACCATTCTTTTTCATTTTCAATGCTTCTCTGAGCACTGATTTTTGCTTCTCCCAAAATTGTCTGAATGATTTTCCTGTAACTGGATCAGGTTCAGTTGGAAGCTGATCTACATACAACCATTTTGGAACTGGAGAATTTCTCATGGGAACATAAAACTTCACATTATCCTCGACAAATTTTATGAATCCCTCAGCTCCTTGTTGGTACTCAGGAATTTTCTTCGGATCCATTTTCTCCATCATCAGCACTCCTTTTTGCACGACTATCGTATTTGACTACATTTTTACTTGCTCTTGTTTTTTTCCCAGAAGTTTTCTTTTTTCTTCGACTCTTTCTCGATTTCTGTCTTTTCTGAACTTTATCTGGAACATCACTATGCTTGTCAAAATCAATACCGCTTCCGGTTTCATCAGTTTCTTCTTCCACTTCTTCAAAATCAATTCCACTTCCGTTCTTTGATTCTGCTTCCTCACCACCACCATATACTGCATCAATAAACGCAGTATCTCCAACTCCTTTTGGATCAGCTTTCTTCGCATCCTTCCGTGGGACTACATCTTTCCATACCCCAGCTATTGTCTTGATCGTTTCCCTGATTTCCTTATATACAGGATGTACTTTAGGAGTTCCCTTCTCTGTCATATACACAACATCCTTATTCGTATACTCAAAACATTTGAATTTAAATAACTGTGCATAGAGTGGAATCAATTCGTATCCCAGTTTAATCACATTATCCTCACCAATATCAATTTCTTTCTGACTTTTGTTGGCAACACTCATAAACGCACTTATCACATTACGAATATATCGCTGCTGCATCATACACTTATCAGTAGCACCACTCTTGTGTTGATTCTTTGCTTTCAACTTCCAATTATCCTTATACACACAAATATCATACAGAGCACAGTCACTTCCATTGCATTTCTCGGCAAAATCCCACGCAACTAAATACAATGTATTCTCCACATTTTCACCTGGAGATTCTCTACTCCACCTACTCTTTTCCAACTTTCCCTTTCCCAACTCATTAAACACAGTCTGTGGAATACGATTTGTCATAAAAATTCTCCTTATAATCCTAGTGCGTTTGCTCTATCAATAGTCTTGTGAATCAAAGTATGCAAGTCTCCTTCAACTATACTATTAACAAAATTGGGAGCCTTTTCATATCTATCAGGAAAATTCCAATCATTATCCATTCCGACAACAGTTGCATGATGAACTCCTTTTGCTATTCCTTCAGTCTCTATCCAATTATCATCAGGCTTCTGATTCACATTCGTCAGTCTAAGTTCCCAATCGTGTGTACCGTATCCAGGTTGTTTACTTAGATCAACACATCTTTCCCTATACTTTGATTGCCACTCATGTAGTCTTGTCAGTGCATCCATAATATTCCTCTCCTTATAGTTTGTCATATCAATACAATATAATGCAATAAAACATTCTGTCAAATTAACAATGAGAGAATAATACTTCACTTTTTAGGGAATAACTTCTGGAATACATATTGGGAATAACTTTTATTATACTAGTCACGATTTTAGTGGTTTTGTGAGTGGCTCCTAAAATATACATCAGGGAATAACTTCTGGAATAACTTCTGGAATACTGGTCACGATTTTAGTGGGGGCTGTTACTATGGGTGAACCGAACATAATTTAAAATAAAGCTAGGGGGTGATACAGAAATAAATTTATTATTGACAAACTATTTCAATTTTAGTATAGTTTAAGCATATCGTTTTCAAATCAACAACTAAAAAACAGGAGGCAATTATGTCTACAGCAACAACCAATTTTATCAATTTGAGTTATGAAGACCTGGAAAGCATGAACAAAGAGGAGCTAGTAGAAGTATTGAATCACTTTGGAGTTAACGCAAAGTCAGGATGGCCCAAGGAAGCTTTAGTCGATATGGCTTCTTCCAGGATTGCAGAAGCTAAGGCTCAGGAACGGGCAAAGGAAAAGAAAGCTCCTAAAGAAAAGAAGGAAAAAGATAGGCGCACCAACCGAGCTAGGGCTCTGTCCAAAGTATTGAACCAGGACCTCACTAGCTCTATAGCAGGTCGGGTAGTGATGGAAACAATCGAGCACCCAAACATGAATAACAAGGAACTGGTTGCTCAAATAACTAACAGTAATTACAATCTTGAAGCTAGTGCCACAAAGAAAGTACTGGCCGCGCTGTATCAAATGAACAAGCTGGACTTGGAAACAACAATGGAACTGGAAAACTTGATCAATGAAATTGAATAACGACCAGCTGAGGCTCGGTGCTGGGAGACCCTGGCACCGAGTCCAATGCTGGTAGGTTAATATCATTTAAAACAAATAACTTCAAAAACTAAAAGGAGAGATAATTATGGTTACAAATGAAGAAAAAGAATATTTGTGTGAGAAGCAGGAACAGGTTCGGAAATCCTGCCTGGAAAGGGGCAATCCTTGTCCCAACTACTCCCACCAGGTTGGCAGGTGTCTATTAGGATATGTGGATCCCAAGAGGATCGGTGATGGAGTCCAGGCTGCCAAACAGGGAATACTTAATCCTTGTCCCTGGACGGAAAAGGGTAGGAAAGTAATTGGGAAATTGTAACTGGTATTGGGTGGTGTGTGGATGGGTGGCAACTAACGGGCAGGCGACATCCACGCCCGCACACACGCCCGCACACACACATGCACACACCCAATAGA